ATGGCTGTCCATCTACTGATGCTTCAAACATCTCTTTGATGACCTTTAGCTCAACGTCGCCGGGACGCTTGGGCAGGAATGTGCTCAAGTCATACAAGCCGTGAGTTTCAATTGCAGCCTGTTCAGCTTCTGTGAGTGCCGACTCTTTACGAGCCCACTTGGAACTGTTGTAGTCAGCAAAACCACCCTTTTGTGTCTTGGTGATACGGAAGTCCAATCCACGCATCAAGTCAGTTGGCAATTCTTCCAGTTCAGGATCCATCAATGCACCCTTGATTAGAGTAAACAACTGAGGCCCAATGATGAACTTGCGGATGGGATTGTCCGGAGTCTTGTCATCAGCAATGGGATTCTCACGCACAAAACCTTGGAACAAGTATGAACGCTTCTTCCAGTACTTGCGACCCATATCTTCAAGGCTCTTGTCCTTGAACCAAGTACGAACTTCTGCCAGTACCGGGCAGGCGTCTCCCCACATTTCCACGCAGGGTACTTGTACGAATACTTGTTTTGATTCCATCTCTCCTTTGACGCCGTTGAATGGCAATCGGATCATTGCTCGTTCGACCCAGAAAAATGTGTTTTTTGTGTTACCGTCAGGTAGGAAGCGTAGTGTGGCCGATTGACCTTCTTCCATGTTCCAGTGTGGATAAATTGCTCGATCGCCTCCACCTTGGTTTGAGTTGCCTTTTGTGTCAGCTGCCTGTAGTCTTGCTCGGATTTCTGCTAAAGATGCCATAGTTTATTTCTCCTTAAAAAGTTGCCTATGTGTTGCCTATCTAAAATTAGATCTTTGTTGCCTGTGACGCACAAACAAAAAAGCGCATACACCATGTAGTATATGCGCTATTTGCCTTGGTGTCAAGTGTATTTATATCATTTGAGCAAAGCCAGTGATTTTATTCTTGCCAATTCGTCAGACTCGTAATAGCTGCCTGTAACCGCGCCATTGTAGTTGATTGCGTCCTGTGGTGCTTCACCAATTACTGGTGCCATGCCACCGGCTACTGTGCCCATTTCGTACATGCCGCATTCCATTAAACCATGCTCCGGGCAGTACTCACCTTCCATGGTTGAGTTGCAAGAGCCTTCTTTGGTCATTTTGCGACCCAGCATGCCGCCACCAGTACTGCCTGCGGCACCACCTACCACGCCACCTATTGCTGCGCCAATTGGTCCGCCTGCAAGAGCTCCTAATGCAGATCCAGCAACTGTTCCGCCAACACCGCCTAATGTTCCGCCGGCAAGTTCGCCCTTCCAACCTTCGCTTAATCCTAAATCAGCATAAAATCGATCAGACACCCACTCATACGGATCACCATCTCTGGCTTTTTTGGTGCCATATGGCATGTCATCAAAGTAATAGTCGTACAGTGCATGATAGAGATCATCATCCAAATCGCCGCGTTCTTTAAAGTCTGCAACTTCTTTGGTGAAACGTTTGATGATNNNGTGTGACCAGTTGAATCTGTCAACACACTTTCTTTCATTGGCACACCAGCATATTTCAGCATGGTGTTCAGTTCTGCGTTTTCGGCCACAGCTTGTTGTGTTGGAATACCAATTGTAAATGCACCGCCTACAGGTTGATCAAATCTCCAACCTTTTTGTCTAAATGTATTATAGTATGGATTGATTGCTTTGGTAATATTTTGCATTGTTGCACCGTCATTACCTGTTGGAACTATATATCCACGTGATGGCGGATATGTACGGTCGTTAGGATCTGGGTTTATTACTATTCTAACAGTGCCGTCTTGATTTGGAAAATCTTTTACAGTTGCACCGGTTGCTTGTTGCAATGTCTGCACAATTTGTTGAGCATACTGTTGAGTTGCTTTGGGATCTACTCCAGCAGCCGGAATTGCTTCTGCCATGCCTTGCTCAGGAAGATTTGGGCGGGGGTGTTTGCCGCTAATATCTCTAATACTCTGTTTTAGACTGGTTATTTGATCTCTTGATGGCAGGCCTTTTCTCTTACCAGCTGTGTTGATACTATGTTCGATGCCTGAACGGCCAATGCCAGCTCCCTTCACTAACGGATCAGTACGATCATAAGCACTACCTACGCCGCCCATTCTACGTTTTTGTCCAGGATCGTTTTCTGGTCGTTCAGGAAAATCGTAGCCGTACCCAATATCATCATATTCGTCACTGTCACCTGGTTCTTGAGTGTACAAGCGATCCTTGTATTTAGGGTCACGCCATTTAGCAGCCTCAGCCATACCTTGTTCAGGTGCGGTGTCTTGTGCAACATCAGCAGGTTCAGCTTCAGAACTCTGTGGTGTTTGGATCCCTAGTTCAGCCAATCTAGCTTGCACATCTGAGTCATCCCAAATGTTGGCACGAGGAACAATCAGCTCTCCGGTCATGAGTTGATTGAGTTTTTCCTGTGCTTCTGGATTGTCTGGCAAGGCCCATGTGCCTTCCATGATACCGTTTACCCAGTTTTCAAAAATTTGTGCTTCTTTCATAGCGTTTCCTCGTTGTTGTATTTTGGCCAAGGTAGGCAAGGCCTGTTCAATTCTTGTGTCCAATGTTTGTTCAATGAACATGTTGCGTAGATCTTCTACCAGTGATTCTTGTTCACCAATGTCTGCTGGTGTCCAAGATTCAAAATAATGTGTGTACCCGCGACCAGTGGCCAGGTGTTTTAAATTGCTTTGCAGGGCTTCGTAATATACATTGGCGCTTTCAACCAGTTGCTGTGTAACACCTTCAAACATACGGCCTTGCTGTGCTCTGCGGAATCTTGACAGCACTGCCATCTCACCAACAGTTTCTGTGATGTGTTGTCCACGGATATCGTAGGGTCTGCCACCTTGGCGCACATGTTCCAGCATGGCTCGGCCGCCGACCAATTTGACAAATGGCAATTTAAAACGTTCACCATCCACAGTTTCAATAAACAAACTTTCTACATAGCGATAGCGTTTGTCGTTTTCGCCAATCATGCGGTTGTGTTTGATTACCAATCTTGCATCAGTTTGCTCATTACCAATCTTGCATCAGTTTGCTCGCCCATGTAGCTGATTTTGCGTGTGCCATAGTAGCCTTCAAACAAACCTTCTTTGATGGCAGCCATGCCAGTCATTGTGTGTTTGAGAGCATTGATATTCTTTGGGCTAAAAGTATTGAAGTTGTGACGAGTACTAAAATCTTTGAGTTCTTTCATGAATCCAAACCACTCATCTTTGTCTTCAGGCGCCATGCCCTTGCCAAGATTGTCACCGTAAAACAGCATGAGCTCGTTTTCATCGCCGGCCACAATCACTGCGGTGCCATAGTTGTTGCCGTTAGATGATACCCAATCAAACTTAAAAACTTTGCCGTCAGCAGGATCAGCTGCTTGCCCACGCTCGTCAGTGATATCCACATCAAAATTACGAGTGTTTAACAGATCATACAGATCATTGCCAATTTGGATTTCTTGTGCCATAGTAGTGTATTTAGCGCATCATTGATATGAATGGAAACGGCTCAACAATCATGTCTCCGTGGTCTTTAAGGTGCGAATCCAAGTCTGAGTGGTAAGTTTGTAGCATTAACAGCATGCGTACAACCAGCAAACTGGCCATGACCAAATCGTCTGTTTCGCCGGGTTTGGCAGCATAGCTGGTGCCCATGGCCACAAACGTTTTGAGTTCTGAAACCAAGGGCCTTGAGTTAATTTTCATACGCCCAGATTCCACTAGAATTTTGAACTTGTTGCAGGCTGTTATTTTGCTTTTGTTTGTGGTGTTAAAGCCCTTGCGGAATCGTCGACCCGTTGTGCCTGTTACTGAATTGTCGCTTAAAAAATATCCTGGAATATTTTCTTCACCGTATTCAGCAATACTGATCAAGGCCGCTTCACCAATGGTGTTGTTTTCTACTGAATAGTAAATGCTTTTTTCGTCTTTCACTACCCCATGCAGTTCTTTTATAATATCTGCAAGAATTCTAATTTGTGTGGGAATGTCAGTTTTGTTGTGGCGCCATTCAGCAATCTGATCTGTAGTTCTAGCATCAAATACTTGTATGGCAGCAGGATCGCCACCTGTGCCCAAGCTGGGATCCAGTGCTACCACATACATGCCATCTTTAGTGGGAGTCTTGTACCAGCGTACCTGTCCAGTTCTGTGCATGGGCTCTGTTCCTTCAAGATCCATCAGCTTGATAGGTGCTATTAGTGTTTCGTCATTGATAACAAATTCGCAATCCATTTCTCTGCGAAAACGTTCTTCGCCCAGCTGAGCCAGTTGTTCTGCACCCCATTGATCTCCACGATCAGGGTGCTCGCGCCAGAAACTGCGAAAGGCACGGAATCCGTTGATGCCTAGTTCTGTGGTATTGCCGTGTTCATCTTCTGTCTTATTAGCACCTTTCCACAAGAACGCAAACTGGTCCTCGTCTGAGTTGGGAGTGCTTGTGATAATTGCTTTACCACCAGTGGCCAAGGTAGGTGAAATTGAAGTCCAAAACTCTTTGGCAATTGTGGGTCGCACAAACGCAAATTCGTCAGCGTACAGCAAGGATATTGACATACCCCGTCCGGTTGTTTCTGTTGTGGTTTGACTCACAATACGCGATCCGTTTTCAAACTCCACTGACCCTTTGTTGTAAGAGGTAGCACCTGCTCGTATGTGATTGGGGCACAACTCATAAGCATATCTTATGCGTTGCATGATCTCTTGTGCGCCTGTGTATTTGTGTGCGGCAATAAGAATTGTGGAATCTGGCACAAACATTGCATACCACAGCAGGTATCCAGCAGCTGATGTGGACTTGCCTGTTTGTCGAGGCATCAAGGATATTGAATATCTATAGTTGTGATAGGTATGGATCAGTCGCTTTTGATAGTCAAAAGGATGATACAACATCTTGCCGCGTGTGGGATGCTGGATAAAGAAAAAGTTATCCATGAAATACAGCGGGCCTGTGACGGGATCAGCACACAGCGCAAACTCCGTGAGTTCTTGTTCAGTGTATGTTTCAACTCTGTGCGGTGCTTTGACCAGCACTGTTTCTAGATTATTTGATTTCATTCCAATCATACAATTACTTATTGCGTTGTTGTTGTATCCATAGATACAATTGGGTTATGCCATGCTCCAAACGATCTTGTGGTTTCCACCCCAGCACC